GAAAAGGACATACAGTAGAATACAAACAACTTGGAGTTGATTTTGAGTATAAAGATTTAATGGAAAAGTTTCCAACAGCAAGGACATTTCCACAGATTATAATTGACGGAACTAGTATAGGTGGTTATACAGAACTGGAGAACTTAATTGACTAAGTACAAGTTCAATGAAGATGAGGTATTACAAATACTTCGTAACCATATATTAGGAACTTATGGCCAACACTACAGTATGAATAAAATTCAGTCAACTGAGTTTATATTTGATGCTGGTCATGGTGAAGGCTTTTGTATTGGAAACATAATAAAATATGCACAACGCTATGGCAAAAAAGAAGGTCGCAACAAAGAAGATTTGTTGAAGATACTTCACTATGCCATAATCTTGCTAGGATCAGAGACGCCATCCAAATTAAACGGAGAGACAAATGGCGATAAAGACTAAAAAGCACGAGAACTTAACAGAAACAAATATACAACATGTATACGAACTACTAAACCAAGATAGTCCAATAACGAAAAAGGAAGCTTGTAATATATTAAATATATCGTACAACACCACTAGATTAAATAAGATACTACAGGACTATCTTGAAACTGTAGAGTACAGAGAGCGAAGAAAAGCTCATAACAAAGGCAAAGGAGCAACTGAAGTAGAGATCAAACAAGTAGTAAACTTCTACTTGGAAGGTAGTAATGTTTCAGATATAGCAAAAGCGTTATATAGATCTCCAGCCTTTATAAAAGGAATAGTCGAAAGGTTAGGTATACCTCAGAAGTTACCTCAAACAGACTATGAAGGCAGACGAAACGCCATGCTACCAGAACAATGTGTAGCAGAAGAGTTCGAAGTAGGAGAAAGAATTTGGGCAGTTCGACAGAACTTTCCAGCTATAGTTAAAAAACTACACGCTACGACAGATGGGACTAATTTTTATCTTGTAGATACGATTGAGTGTACTCAAGAAGATTTAAAAGATACTTATTTTCCACATCTGGAGTACGCAGGCAAACAATACTGTTTAGCTAGTTGGGAAATGGGAAGCCTAAGACATTTACATAAGTATTTGTAACACAAAGGGAAACAACATGGAATATTTTTTAGCATTTTACATTGCGGGCATAGTTTTGGCTATGTTTCGTCTATATAGACCTTGCTTTAACTTAGTACAAAAACTAGACCCCAACAATCCAATAGTAGTACATAAATATATTGCTTTTGTAGTAACATTGTTAGGGTTTACTTTGATACTTATTCCTGTTACCCCCGCGTTGCTATCAGATAAATTAGCACAAGCCTTTTGTGTCAGCTTTGTTGACGCAGTTTTAGGAGCATAATGGCATACAGTAAGAAAGTGATAGATAGATTCGAAGGCGTATTAAATAGCCCTGCACAGTTTAGTGTTGGAAGATTTGATCCCAACGATCCAAATGTCGCTACAGGTATGACAGGCGCTCCTGCTTGTGGTGATGTAATGAAACTCCAGCTTAAATTAAATAAGGATGAAAGAATAATAGATGTTAAATTTAAAACTTATGGTTGCGGGAGTGCTATTGCTAGCAGTAGTTTGTTTGTGGATTTGCTACTTGGAAGAACTATAGAAGAGGCCAAGCAGATAAGAGACAAGGAGATTGCAGAAGCATTGGAACTACCTCCCATAAAAATTCATTGTTCAGTTTTAGCTGAGCAAAGCATAAGAGATGCAATAGAGAACTGGGAAATAAAAAAATGTACGAAGATTTAAAAATACACTTAGAAGGTGAAATAGCAAAACACAGATTTAACTGTAGAGTTTATATGAGAAATTCAGTAGGGATAGGCGAGCACAATGATCTAGTTGGTGCTATAAAAGAGGAACTGTCTAAACTCGCGGAAGCAGAAGATATGTTAAATGCCCTAGAGAAACACTTAAAATAATACCAATAATTATAGATAACAAAAAATAGTTCTTGACAATTGGTTATAATTTTATTATAATATATTTATAAACAAAAAACAGCAAATATGAGCGACAGATATTACCAACAAATGCGAGAGACCACAGGGTGGGCAATTGGTATGCCAGAGTTCATGCGCAACAAAAAAAGGAGATATAAAATGGCTTGGACAGATGAAGCTAAAGAACAAGCAATCGAGATGTATCAGGATGGAGAACCTACACCTGAGAATTCTATGGAGATTGTAAAAGATATCGCTGAAGAACTCGGCGAGTCGCCAAATGGCGTAAGAATGATACTAACAAAAGCAGGAGTATACGTAAGAAAAACTCCAGCTGCTAAATCATCAGGTGGAAGCACCGGTGGTGGTAGAGTTAGTGTTGCAGATGCACAAGAAAAACTAACTAGTGCACTTTCTGACGCTGGAGTAGAAGCAGACAGTGCTATTATCGGTAAACTAACTGGTAAAGCTGCGGTCTATTTTACAACAGTAGTCGAATCTTTAAATAAGTAGTGTGATTTAAAGTTTGCTGAGGCAGTTACTGACTGTCTCGGCTTTTTGTATTCTGATTAAGTAACCATCCACTTTAACAATTCAAAAGAGTTTTTGTTAGATTAAATTGGAGGAACAATGAAGAAAGCAGAATTTGAGAGGAAGATAGACGAAGCAGGAGATGCAGTCGTTACTTATAGAAGTCAGAACTCTCGTAAACTAAAGTATAATGTATGTACTAGAGATTTTAGTACTAAATACATTCAAGGTAAGAAGAATAGAGCTAAAGAGGGACAACATACGTCCTTGTTATTTTGTTGGGACACGGACTCTTATAGAATCCTTGTGCCTGAAAATGTAACGAGTATCATACCTCTAAACCGAGTCATTCGCAATGATTGATTTAGATGTCCCACCAATTTACGAAAAAAGTATACAAGAGACTAGCACAGAGCAAGTCAAACTCATCATCAGTCATTTTCGAGGAGTCGAATATATTTCATTAAGGAAGTACTATTTAGACTTTGACGAAGAATGGAAACCTTCCAACAAAGGCATAACCATGCCAATTGATTTTGAAAACACAAGAAACCTATTTGAAGGCTTAGTAGAAATTCTATCCCTAGCAGAATCTAAAGCAATATTAGAAGAAAACTTCAAAGATTTACTGGATGAAATCTACCTCTAGGAAAAATAGTTCTTGACAATTCCTTAAAATTTTAGTATAATATACTCATGATTATAAAAGGACAAATGACATATGACCAACACGGTCGCAAACGTAAGAGCAAATTCACAAAGGCTGTAAGAACAAAGCAACCTGAGTGGAAAACCTTTGCTCCAGACAGCACATTCCGTAGAACCACGGAAGAATACCCCTCGGCTCCTATGAGCCAGTACGCAACTCCACAGGATAATACTTACAAACAAAAAGAGAGTAAGAATTATACTGTTTCGATTGCCTACAATAAAGGGGCATACCAAGTAATACCAAACAACGAAGTAAAACACATAGGCAAATAATGACTAAACTTGAAGAACTAATTAAGAAAGCAAAAGAAGCATACTACAACGGCGATCCTATAATGGAAGATGATGTATATGATAGACTTGAAGAACAATTAGAAACAACAAGTGTAGGAACTAGTGATGGTGCAAGAATTCCTCACATGTTCCCTATGTATTCCTTACAAAAAGTATATAAAGGGGAGAAAGATCCTCATACAGTACTAAAACAATGGGCGGAAGTAACACCTAAACTAGATGGTGCTGCTGTCAGCCTACAGTATATAAACGGAGAACTTTCTATGGCACTCACTAGAGGTGATGGAAAGAAAGGTTTGGATATTACAGATAAGATGAGAGAACTAGTACCTACTACTATTTACAGTAAACAACCGAAGCAAATTACAGGCGAAGTTGTAGCTCCTAAGGAGATACCCAATGCCCGTAACTATGCAGCGGGTGCGCTTAACTTGAAGGACGTAGAAGAGTTTAAGAAAAGGGATCTAACTTTCATCGCTTATGGCATACAGCCGTCTATCTGCCCTACATGGAGAGAAGACATGGATATGCTATCAAGTCACATGAAGTTTGCAGTTGCAAACCGAGGTGATTGGGATCGTTTCCCGCAGGACGGTGAAGTGTGGAGAGTAAACTCTAACTTTGATTTTGATAAGTTAGGATATACTTCCCACCACCCTCGTGGAGCATTTGCTCTAAAAGAAAAACAAGAGGGTATAGTAACAAAACTACTTGATGTTAAATGGCAAGTAGGAAAATCAGGTGCAGTTTCTCCAGTAGCAATACTAGAACCCTGTATAATAGGAGAAGCAACAGTTTCACGAGCAACCTTACATAACATGGCTATTATCGAAGCATTAGA